AATTTCAAGTGCATGACCTTTTTCATCCCACCGACTTTACATCGACACTTAACATTGATACTGCACTGCACAATACCTACCACTACCCTCGCACTACTGCTAACCTAACACTAGCGCACTGGCACTGGCATGACTGGTGACTATGCGCGGACAGTCACTAGTGACTATTGCACGCTCGCTACCCTGCACGCTCGCGGCATCGATGCTGCTGCACGCTGCACGCTACCAGGCACGCTGGCAGCAGGCACGCGCCACACCCCCACCGGGTAGGTCCGACGCAATGGCCGTGACTGTTACGGTGCCCCCGCAAACAATTTTATTTTTTTGTGGTAAATTCACCCCATGGACCTCGTTGCCACCCCCACAACTTTCCGCAGTATCCCTGTGGTTGCCCGTGAGTTGCGTGCGACCCCTGAGGCACTAGAGGGTATCTACGAAGCTGCACGCCTCGGGCTGAAGGGTGACTCGCTTGCCCTTGCTGCCGGGATGTTGCCAAGTGAGTATCGGCGTCTCTGCCAAATGGACCCTATTGCTGAACTGGCAGAACAGAAGGGTCGTGCAGATGCCGAACTTGCTGTCAGCCGTACCGTGTACAGTGCTGCAGAGGGTGGGGATGCCAAGGCTGCGTTGTCGGTGTTGCAGCACCAGTATGGGTGGACTGCAAGGTCGGAGGTCAGCGTGGACGTGTACCAGAAGATAAGCATTGTCGCGGCGCTAGAGGCTGCACAGGCTCGCGTAATAGACATCTCGGAGGAGGTCGCGTGAACAATCCGTACTTTGGCGGTATGCCTAACTACCAGATGCCTGTGTCGGGGAACAAGTATGGTCAGAATGCTATGGTCGCTCCCGGTTCGTATAGTGGTGACCCTTTTACTGTTGGTGGCGGTGGGGGTATGGGCTACAGTGGGCCTTTTACTCAGCCTTATCAGGAGTCTCCGCAGTTTGGTATGCAGCAGCCGTACCAACAGCAGCAGATGATGCCCCGGCAGATGGGCTATCAGCCGCTTATGCGTAACCGTGGTATGCGTCCGTTCCGTGGGCAGAATGCGCTGAACAGTATGTACGGGCAGATGCCGTCTCCTTACGCTAGCGTTGAGTAATGCAAACCACAAAGTACTCCTCGCAAGAGGAGACACTTTTGATGAGCAAGTTGTGGTCACCCGCGCTTGCGAACGACCCAGAAGCCTTTGTCAACTTTGCTTTCCCGTGGGGTGAGAAGGGTACGCCGCTGGAACACTTCCGTGGTCCGCGCAAGTGGCAGCGGGGCGTGCTGCGTGACCTGAAGGAACACATTGCGGCTAACGGCGGCAAGGTAGATTTCGACGTATTCCGGCTAGCGGTGGCCTCCGGACGCGGTATCGGCAAGTCTGCGCTGGTGTCGTGGCTCATCCTGTGGATGGTGACCACCCGTATCGGGTCTACCGTCATCGTCTCGGCTAACTCGGAAGCCCAGCTTCGCTCGGTCACATGGGCGGAAATCACAAAGTGGCTGGCGATGCTGATAAACAGCCACTGGTGGGAGATATCGGCTACCCGCGTCATGCCCGCCAAGTGGATTACGGAGTTGGTGGAGCGTGACCTGCGTAAGGGCACCCGCTACTGGTCCGTGGAAGGCCGACTTTGGTCTGCGGAAAACCCCGATTCCTACGCGGGTGTGCATAACCACGACGGCGTGATGCTGATTTTTGACGAAGCCAGCGGTATTCCGGACGCAATCTGGGACGTTTCTCAGGGTTTTTTCACCGAGAACACGCCGCACCGCTTTTGGCTAGCGTTTTCTAACCCGCGTCGCCCTACCGGCTACTTTTTTGAGTGTTTTGCCGCCAAACGGGCCTTTTGGAAGTCCAAAAACATCAACTCGCTGGATGTTGAAGGCACTGACCACTCCGTTTACCAGCAAATTATAGACGAATATGGTGAAGACTCGCCCCAGGCGAAGATTGAGGTGTACGGGGAGTTCCCGTCTGTCGGTGATGACCAGTTTATCCCCGCCCACTGGGTAGATGAGGCGTTTAAACGCCCCCGGTGGAAGGATGAGACGGCCCCCGTGGTCATTGGCGTAGACCCCGCCCGTGGTGGCGCGGACTCAACCGTGATTGCCGTGCGCCAAGGCCGCGACATTATCGCCCTCAAGCGGTACTCCGGTGAGGACACCATGACGGTGGTTGGGCGGGTGATTGAGGCGATTGAGGACTACCGCCCTGCGCTGGTCTGCATAGACGAGGGCGGGTTGGGCTACGGCATCCTTGACCGCCTAACCGAGCAGAAGTACAAGGTGCGTGGCGTTAACTTTGGCTGGAAGGCCAAGAATCCGGTGGCGTGGGGCAACAAACGGGCGGAAATGTGGGGGGCAATGCGGGACTGGCTAAAGACCGCTTCCATGAAGGAAGACCGCCAACTGAAGGCAGATTTGGTCGGCCCTACCAAGAAACCCAATTCTGCGGGTACAATATTTCTTGAGGGCAAGAAGGAAATGAAGGCACGGGGGCTGGCCTCACCGGACGCTGCCGACGCCATCGCCGTAACTTTTGCTTTCCCCGTAGCGCATCGGGAGTATACTGCGCGCAACCCCGTCCGAACCTATAGGGACGGCACTGTTTCCAATTCTTGGATGGGTTCGTAATTATGACTAGCAATACCAAGCCGATTGGCGTCGCCTACGAAGACCAAAGCATCATCGGCGCTGACCGCGTTTACGTTGACCAGGAGCTTGGCTACACTGCCGCCGCTCAGGGTACGGTCACGCAGTTGACCGACAAGTCCACCGCCGTCACGCTGAACAAGCCCGCCGGTCGCATCACCACGGCAAACGTGGCGCTTGGCGCAACGACCAACGTGTCGTTCACGCTGAACAATTCGTACATCAGCTCTAACGACGTTCTTATTGTTACGTTGTCGGGCGGTATCGCCACGGCTGCCACCTACAACTGCTGGGTCAACAGCCTGTCTGCCGGTAGCGCCAGCATCACGCTGCGCAACATTTCGGCTGGCTCGTTGACGGAAGCAGTCATCATCAACTTCGCGCTTATCCACTGCGTGTAAGCATGGCTGATACGGGCATGATTGGCGCGGAACGGGTTGCTAACAGCCCGTCCTCCCGTCGCAACAAGGATGACACGGACATCCTTGCGGTTGCCCGTACTCGCTTTACGCAAGCCATCTCGGCGTACAGCGACTCCCGTGAAGATGAATTGGACGACCTGCGCTTCCTCGCCGCAAGCCCTGACAACCAGTGGCAGTGGCCCGCAGACGTCCTTGCGACCCGAGGGTCGGTGCAGGGGCAAACCATCAATGCCCGCCCCTGTTTGACCATCAACAAGCTGCCGCAGCACGTTCGTCAGGTCACCAACGACCAACGGCAGAACCGGCCCTCGGGCAAAGTCATCCCCGTGGATGACAAGGCTGACCTGCAAGTTGCCGAGATATTTGACGGCATCGTGCGGCATATTGAGTACATCTCTGACGCCGACGTTGCCTACGACACCGCCTGTGACAACCAAGTCACCTACGGCGAGGGTTACATTCGCATACTCACTGAGTATTGCGATGAAAACACCTTTGACCAAGACATCCGCATTCAGCGCATCCGCAACTCGTTCTCCGTGTACATGGACCCCACCATCCAAGACCCCTGCGGGTCGGATGCTCAATGGTGCTTCATCACGGAAGACCTGACCAAGGATGAATACGAGCGGCTGTTCCCCAACGCCGAACCCATCTCGTCCATCATGACGCGGGGTATTGGCGACCAGGGGTTGTCGCAGTGGATTAGCGACAAGACCGTCCGTATCGCTGAATACTTCTACATCGAGCATGAGCGCAAGACGCTCAACCTGTACCCCGGCAACGTGTCGGCCTTGCAGGGTTCGCCGGAGGCCAAGCGTGCGGAAGCGATGGGTATGCCCATCCTGCGCCAGCGCCAAACGGACGTAAAGACCGTAAAGTGGTGCAAGACCAACGGCTACCAGATTCTAGAGGCTCAGGACTGGGCGGGCGTGTCTATCCCCGTCGTCCGCGTAGTCGGCAACGAGTGGGAAATTGACGGTCGGATGTACGTTTCGGGCTTGGTGCGTAACGCCAAAGACGCCCAGCGTATGTACAACTACTGGGTTTCCCAAGAAGCCGAGATGCTTGCCCTTGCCCCGAAAGCGCCGTTTATCGGCTACGGTGGGCAGTTTGAGGGCTACGAGCAGCAGTGGAAGACTGCCAACACGAACAACTGGCCTTACCTTGAGGTCAACCCTGACGTTACGGATGGCTCCGGTAGCGTTATGCCGCTGCCGCAACGCGCCCAGCCGCCTATGGCCTCTTCGGGGCTGTTGCAGGCTAAGGCAGGTGCGTCGGACGACATCAAGGCAACCACAGGGCAGTACGACAGCAGCATTGGCGCTACGTCCAATGAGCGGTCGGGCAAGGCAATCTTGGCGCGTGAACGGCAAGGCGACACCGGCACATACCACTACGTTGACAACCTGGCTCGCGCCATCCGCTACGTCACGCGTCAACTCGTTGACCTCATCCCCAAGATTTACGACACCCAGCGCATTGCCCGCATCATCGGAATTGATGGCGAGACCAAGACCGCCAAGATTGACCCGCAGCAGCCCATGCCTGTCCGCGAAATCGTGGACGAATCGGGCATTGTGATTGAGAAAATCTACAACCCGTCTGTCGGCAAGTACGATGTCTGCGTGACCACTGGCCCGTCGTACATGACCAAGCGTCAGGAGTCTATGGAGGCCATGTCGCAGATTTTGCAGGGCAACCCGCAACTGTGGCAGGTGGCTGGCGACCTGTTCGTCAAGAACATGGACTGGCCCGGTGCGCAGGAGATGGCGAAACGTCTGCAAAAGACTATTGACCCCAAGCTGCTTCAGGACAACGACGAGAATCCTGCGCTGGAAGCCGCGAATCAGCAGATTCAGGCGATGGGGCAGGAAATGGAGCAGATGCACCAGATGCTCCAGAACGTCCACAAGTCTATCGAGGCGCAGGAGCAGCGTCGGATGGACTACGAGGCCGAAATCAAGGCGTACCAAGCCGAGACGCAGCGCATCAGCGCCGTGCAGGCCGGTATGTCCGAGGAGCAGATTCAGGACATCGTGGCAGGCACTATTGCCGCCGCTATGCACACGGGCGACCTGATTGGCAATATGCCGGAGCAGCAAATGCCCGAGTTCAACGAAGGTGAGATGCCGATGCAGGGTGGCGAGATGCCCATGCAGCAGCCGCCACAGGAGATGATGTCGTGACGCAAAGCGAAGCGTTGGCGTTATTCGAATACCGCGACGGCAAGTTGTTTTGGCGCGTGCAGCCTTCTCGCGGAGTGTCTGCGGGTGACGAAGCCGGAACCATTAAGTCAGATGGACGTCGGCGGGTGCTTGTTAAGCGCAAAGGTTATTACGTTCACAGGGTAATTTGGTTGATGCACTATGGTGAAGTTCCAGATGAAATTGACCACATTGACCTAAATCCTTTAAACAACAAACTTGAAAATTTGCGCCCTGCAAATGGCAAAAACCAACAAAACGTTCGAATTCGCAGTCACAATACGTCTAGCGAAAAAAACGTGTTTTGGCATAAAGCATCACAAAAGTGGTCTGTTATTGTGTCTGCTAACAAAGTAAGGCACAACGTAGGTTATTTTAAAGACCTTGAACTTGCTTCATTGGTAGCAACTGAAGCCCGTGAAAAATATCATGGAGCGTTTGCAAATCATGGTCACTAGGCCTGCCGAATTCGTCGGATTGCTGTTCCTTGCCCGTGATGTGGCGCACAGCACTCACCTAAACACCCGTTCCTACGCCAAACACGTTGCGTTGCAGGAGTTCTACGAGGGCATCGTAGACCTTGCCGACAAGTTCGCGGAAGCCTATCAGGGCTACCACGGGCTGATTGGCCCTATCTCCGTGCCCGCTGCCAAAAAGACCTCCAACATCGTGGAGTTCTTGCAGGGGCAGGTCGAGGACATTGAGGCGGGTCGTTACAAGGTCTGTGACCGCGACAACACGCCGATTCAGAACATCATTGACGAAATCGTGGGGCATTACTACGCCTCGCTCTACAAACTTCGCTTCCTCGCGTAATGAAGAGGTATATGTATTCAGATACGCCGATTGTGGACCTTAGGTCCGCGACGGAGTATTGGATACGCGAACCTGGCGGCGGCGCTGCGCCTCCGGCTACTACGTTTACGGTGCTTGGCTCGACCGGCACGTCGTACTCCGTAAGCCGAGACGTGCTAAGTAGCGTCGGCGTGTCTTACGCAGTTAGTGGCACTGTGTTGGCATCTAACGGCACTGCTTACAACCCAATTTAGGTAAGTCATGGCAAATCTTGAAGTCATTGCCCTTGATACCGTAACGCCGCAGTTAAAAGCGCCGCAGGCGGGTGATGGCTATGCCATGCCGCGTCCCGTTACGGTTACGGAAGTTGTTGGTTCTTCTGCGTTGACGCTGACGGGCGCTACGCAGACAACTGCTATCCCGGTGCTAAATGCTACGCAAACTTGGAACAACGTAGCCACTACGTTTACTGCTGCAAAAATTAATGTCATTAGCACCGCAAGCAGTGCTACTTCAAATTTGCTTGATTTGCAAATTTCGTCGGCTAGTAAATTTAGATTTGATAAAGACGGAACTTTAAACATAAATGCCAGTGCTTCCGGCTCGTCAATTGGAAACGTAGCAAACTGGACAATGTTTTATAACACCGGAGCTGGCTCTGGCGGGTATTCCGTTGCTATAGGAAATAGTAGCTCTGGGCGCGTTAGTGTAGGCCCAGCTGGGTCTTACGAATGGGGTAATAGTTATGCGTCAAACACGCCAGATTTGCTTATAACCCGCAAAGCCGCCGCTTCTCTGCAACTAGGCGCCGCTGACGCTGCTGCCCCCGTAGCCCAAACCATTGGCCCGCAAAGCGTTGTTGCTGGTACTAGCAATACTGCTGGGGTTAACTTTACCATCAGAGGCAGCCAAGGCACCGGCACAGGCTCTGGCGGCAACATTTTGTTTCAGACGGCTCCTGCCGGTTCTTCTGGTACGGCACAAAACGCGCTAGCCACACAACTTACAATTTCTTCTGGCGCAATCACAAGCGCGTCAGGAACTGATTTTGTATCTAACGGTAATTTTCAACTTCCCGGCACTTTTCAAATTAGAGCAACTTCTAATTTAAGAATTGCATTTCCGTCCGATGGCGTTGTAACGCTTCTCAACTGGGCGTCTACAGATTTTGGACGTTTGCAACTTGGCGGTACTACCTCTTCGTTCCCCGCAATCAAGCGCTCTGCCACTATTGTCCAAGTTCGGCTTGCGGACGACTCGGCTTACGCTGCACTAGAAGGCAGCACTTTACGCACAGCAACTGCCTATACGGTTGCTACGCTTCCGGCTGCTGGTTCAGCGGGTCGCCGAGCTTATGTCACTGATGCTCTTATGCCAATCTTTCTCGGCGCACTAACTGGCGGCGGCGCAGTGGTAACTCCCGTATTTGATAATGGCACTGCTTGGGTTGCGGGGTAAAAACCAACATGGCTATCACCTACGTCACCAACGTCAACGCTGTATCTTGCTACCCCGTGCAGCCGCACCCCGACTGCGTTTTTAACGTGGCTTGGGTTGTGTCTGGAACTGACGGAACCTACAACGCTGCGGCGTATGGCTCAACAGACATCCCGTATGTAGCGTCTGACGTTTACGTTCCTTACGCAGACCTTACTCAAGAAATGGTTGTTTCATGGGTTAACCAGTACGGGGCAGAAGCGGTTGCCAAAGCTCAAGCGGAAGTAGCGGACGCTATTGCCCTCAATCACAACCCAAACGAACCGGTATCCCCGCCTTTGCCGTGGAACGTGCCGGTGGCGCAAACCGGTTAATCGGTTAGACTAACGGCATTACGAGGAGTTTTGTATGTCCATTGCCCTAAAAGCCATTACCACCCGACTGGGGTATCAGCAGATTACCTCGCTGAGTTCTGCTACCGGCCTGACCGTCCCCACTGTGGACCTGAACGGTCTGTCCTGCCGCCCGTCCATCGCCATGATTACGCCTGAGACCCAGGCGGTACGTTGGCGCGACGATACGGCGCCGACCGCCTCCGTGGGTATGCCCTTGGCTGCTGGCGTCACGCTTCAGTACGATGGCGACCTGACCAAAATTCAGTTCATTGAGCAGACCGCTGGCGCGAAGCTCAACATCAGCTACTACGCTTAAGGGGTTGCCATGAACATCTCTGGTGATACCGCGACGGGGACGATTGACCTGCTCAAGCTGGTAGAAGAACTGCCCAAGAACTTGGTGCATATGGCGGCTTTGCGTGACGAACTTGCCATGCGGCAGGGTGCTGTCTCGGCAGTGGAAGCCTCGCTGAAAGCTAGCGAAGAAGCGCAGACGTATGCCAAGAAGACCAAGGCAGACGCTGATGTGCTGAGGCACGAAGCCAAGGCCAAGCACGACGCTGCCACCGCCAAGGAAAAGGAACTAGAAGCCAACAAGAAGGCTTTTGGTGACGAACAGGCCGCAACGGTAAAGGCTAACGACGCCGCTGCCAAGGCGCTGGCTGACCGCGAAAAGAGGGTGACTAGCCGTGAGCAGTCTGCCGACAAGCGCGATGCTGACTTGCAGGCCAAGTTGGAAGCGTACAACGCCGAAAAGGCTACGTTTGACGAGCGCGTAAAGGCGTTCCAAGCCAAGGTTTTGGCGCTTACCGTTTAAGGAATCATCATGGGCATCAAGATTTCCAACCTTCCTTCCGCTACCCTGCCGCTGACTG